GAACACGAAGATCGTGGGACTTTATTCCTTGATAGAGCGGCTCAAACAAGCCAACCCAGGACTTCAACTCATGCTTTACTTTCATTATATGCAATTTCTCCAAGAGCAAATGAATCTATAATATCAGAAATAGGATTTTCTTGCTTATCAGTAAGGTTTAATACTTTTCTCAAATCTAGGCAAGTTCTTTTTTTGAATTCTTCTTCCATTTGTGCCTTTTTTGCTCCACCTTTACCAGTAAAGTCTTTCTTTATTTTGGTAGGAGCAATAGGAACTATCGGAATATTGTAACGCCAAATGAAATGCTTTAACAATCCCGTGTTTTCAGCAATTCCAAAAACACGACCTTTGGAACCCATAGAATAGTCTTCGATATAGACCTTCTCTGTTTTCTGCTTCGTGATATGATGGATTGCCCAAAATGTTAATGAATAATATCTATCTAAATCAGTTTCGAAAAGCGGTAGAGGAGCAACGTTTACGTGCCCTAGATGCCGTCCATATGTCTTGGGCAACCCATTGACATTAAAGAAGGTGCAATTCTCGAACTTATACTCTTCCTCTGTGTTGAAGAAACAGAGGGAAGGAGATGTCATCGAATAATCAATTGCTGCTATCTTCACAGAGGAACTTTCTACATTCTTCCTTTAGTTTTTTTACCTTTGCTTCTTGCTTCCGGATTGCATCTTGGATAATATCCGCTAGGTTATCTTCTAGGTAAGGTTTAACAGCAGTAACAACGTCTTTATAACCGGAAACACCGCTTCCCCAAAGCCATTCAACTCGGACATCAAATTTGGAATCGGGCGGTTTGCCCTCAGCCCAATATTTCATTCTCTCAAGAATTTCAATGTTATTTGCAAGCTGAAGAAGACAAGTAGATTCGTACATGATCAACCCTCCGGAGGACGCACAAAGCAATAAACGGTTGGTGGGAAATTTAGATAATGGTTATAGAAAACCACGGCTCCGCCAGTGGGATTTCCGCCTTCCGGATTATTTAGGACGGCATAAGGTGGGATCTTTTCCCAGTTGCCGCGTAGAAGAACGTCGTAGGACTTTCCGTCCTCATCGATTCTCCAATCACCATGATCTCGGAGAACATCAGCATCAGCTTCTTTGCAGCAAGAAATTCCTTTTAAACCTTGATCCGCATCTGGTGAATAAGGCCAATCAGGATTCCGAAGGTTCTCAAACCAAGCATGGGTTTCTGGCGTATTATATTTCCACTCTTTAGCTGCAGTTGCGTGAGCAACATGAATAAACAAAAGAGCAAAAAACAAAGCAGCTACAAAAACTGCAACAACATTTTTCCAATTCATAATATAGAACTCCTTGGTTATTTAACGAAGTTTGGCTGACCTTCTTTTGCTTGCCAGCTTAGATGACGCCATCCTGGCGAAATATAGTGGGAAATTCCTTGCTCATCGAACAAACGGTGCCCACCGCTCTTAGAAACATGAAGCTTTAGAGGATTGGTGACCGTGATCTTGAAACCATCTGGATATTCATAAATTCGGTAAGACTCTGATGAGATATCCGTAAACGTATTTTCTGACTCGTTTTTAAATTCCATTTTCATTCTCCTTTATCTCGGATAGGCAGAGACAGCCAGACTACCTAGCTTATACTCTCTGTTGCTATTTTACTACTCAAATAATTCTATAAATCTTAGATAACGGATCCACCATCTATAACGCCACGTTCCTTGTTTGAAATCGGACGCCAGCCTTCGATATTGGCCGATCCACCACCAATCAACGATCCTGGCTTTGTGTCTCTCCAACCGTCAATAAATCCGTAATCTTTTTCTATGATACTTTTAGACATTCTTCTTAATCCTTCCGATGCGATATTTCTCTACCAAAGTCCACTCGTTCTTCTCTTTGAATGGGATAACCTTGATCAAACTCATCGAGGCTTTCGGTTCCTCGATCTTTGCCTTGTTAACAACTTTTACTAGATCCCATTCTTCTAGAAGGCTTACGATCGTGTTTCTGCGGGCGATGTCTTCAGAGCTCAGAGTTGATTCCTTGCCGTCCAGCAAAAACAGTTCCTTGAAATGTACGATATAGAACTTTCCTCTTTTGTGCAAAATATGGCAAGACTGATAAAGTGTTTTCGTCTTTTTAATCGCAATACCAATTCTTGTTAGGGTTTCCCTGACTGTCAAAAAGTAGCCAGGATCGGTTAAAGTCACTTCTACAAAATTATCAACTACGGTACTCATAAACAACTCCCATTTTTCTTTTATTTATTAACCCCTCCTTTTTCCCATTTCTTTCTTAGTTCTTTCTTTTGGAGTTCAGTCAATAAATTGCTATACTCTTTCGCTTTCACATAACTGCACTTGAATACTTCCTGTAAAAAAGAGATATCTTCATCGTTCTCTTTTTTAAACCACTTTGAATATCTCTTCTTCCTTGAGACCGAGAAGAAAAGGTAGTCATAATGCTGCTTCTTGGTAACCCTCCCGTACATGTTCAACTGATTAGCAATCAGGATCGTGTCCGGGAAGAACGAAAAGTTGATCATCGTCAAGAAGGGGTTATAATCCTTCAGGTCATTATCATCAGCGACATAGTTGTGGTCGTTGATGGAATTTATAAACTCAAACGGATCACTCATCGTCGATCGTATTATTGAAGCTTTCGTTTTGCTCAGTGACCTTTGAACAAATATATTCACAGACGCCGCAGATTGGCTTCTGGACTTCTCCATCTTCCGCCTTGATCACAATATGCGCAGGTTCCTCTTCCTTCAACGGATCGCCGCAAAGATAGCAAGAAGGAACTTTGCTTTTCGTTTCTACCTTAATCATTCTTAAACCCTACTCCTGCCATCACTTCTACGATAAATGCAGCAAGGTTGATCTTGCGATTTTGCACGAAGGATGCCTTATACTGATATTCGTTGATCAAAAGAACAAGTTGAGGAATATCGCTTTTTTCAAAATATTCAAAGCAAGTGGTGTAGAAGCTGTTGAAAACAACCGCATCCCCAAGATCCTCGTTGGTCTCAACCCATTTCCTGGCGTTTGTGAAATCCTTTTCCTTGATGAAACCGAGTAATTCCTTCATAGAATCTGCTGTAAGATCTTGCAGCAGGGTTTCGTCTATCCGACCCGAGCCAGCGAACCTTTGAAGTTCATTCAAGACACGACGAAAATCCGGGAAAAAACGCATGATGAATTTGGCAACCGCTGCCTTGTCATACTCTACGTTCTCTTGAGTAAGAATCTCGCAAATGCGTTTGTGAAACTCGGCGGCAAGCTTTTGCTTCTCTGCTTTTGGGATCCGGAACTCAATGATAGAAAGCCTTGAATGAAGAGGCTCAATCAGCTTATTCCTATAGTTGGCAGTGAAAATAAATCCACAATTCTTTGAGAAGGTTTCAATAAAGCTACGGAGAGCCTTTTGAGTAGAATCAGCGTTCAGACCATCAGCTTCGTCGATAATGACATACTTTCTTCCTCCGGCGAGGGACATAGAGGAAGCAAAGTTCTGAATTTCGGTGCGGACAACATCAATGTTGCGGTCTAGCGAGCCGTTGATGATGATATAATCGCATTTCAACTCATCAAGCAAGGCTCTTGCGACGGTTGTTTTGCCAATCCCTGGGCCACCAACGAACAACGAATTTGGGATCGTGCCCGCGACGACAAATTGTTTGAATTGCTTTTTATACTCAGCAGGAAGAATACATTCGTCGATCGTATGCGGACGATATTTTTCTACCCAAACAACATCCTGTAGCATCAATTCTTCTCCACAGGCGGGAGAACGACCTCAATTTGAAGAGTGACATTGTGTTTCTTGCGTTCAAGCTTGCGCCAATCTAGGTTGCGTACCTTGGCTTCAATTCGCTTCGCACCGCGATATTCATTGTTCTTTCTCATAATATAAGTTCCTTTGAAAGCTTCTTATCTACCTTAAAGTTTATTTGAAGGCTGAAATTAAACCAAGCGACTTTGGTTGCCTACTTGAACTCCTGTATTCGGAATCACCTGAATTGCACGATCATCCCACTGTTCAATCATCGCATAATCTTTTATGTTTGTGGCTTTGAGACCAACGCCGATGTGCTCTTTTGTATAATCATAGATGGCTTGATGACACCTTTCACGCATTACAGGATTTGGTTCCGAAACTCTAGCCGTAAAAATTCTTACTTCGTAACCATCCGCAAGCCATCTTCTAATTCTTTCGACCATCAACGGGATTGGTTTTCCTATAACATCCGCACCCTTAAAAGATTCATATTCGGCCAAAGTTCCGTCTAAATCTACTGCAATCCATCCATTCTTTGTGGGTGCATCATACGTTCTTGCCATTATTTTCCTTTTCTTCTTGTTCTACTTCATATTTAGCAGTCATAAGATCAAGTTGTGCCTTAGAAATTTGTCTGAGTCCGACTGGAAGCTTCCAATTTAGATATTTCTTGGAAATTTTATGCTTCGGATTTTGTTCAAGGTGATTCTTGGCTGCGACGGAAGTATCGACTACTCTACCAATATATGTATCACCGATCCAACCGACCGCCATACAATCGAAATACTTTCCTATGCTACTAAAACCTTCGCCGTATTCATTATTGAAACGAAGTTCTTCAAGGATTGTATTTCCGTAAACTTCGCTGACTTTGGGAAGCTTTGGAAGAGCAAGAAGCTTTTCGCGCTCTTCTTGACCATCCTTGGTTTTCTTTGTGAAAGAAAACCCACTAGCCATCGGTTTGCCCCAACCGGCAGGAATCTTTCCGGGTGGAAATCTCAAACCCGTCAGATGAGTATACATTGTGAGTTCTTCAGCACCGCGCTCTTTAGCGAACACACGGTAGATCTCAAGAACTCTTTCTTTTTCTTTTCTATAAGCTTTCGCACGAGAAAGGAAAGGTTCACCCTCAATAACAACCCAAATATCTACTTCTTGTTTATCCAGCACTGCCTGCTCCTCCATTTCCTATAGAGTAAGGAATACATCCCGCACCGCCCGCGTATTTACCGGAAAAATTAGTTTTATACACAGGCTCATCTAAAGTGGCAACAATCTCAGACAATTTAATGATCTTTTGCATGATCTTCATATCTGTGATTGTGCCGTTGATTTTTGCGATTGTACGATCCGGATAAACCGAAACTGTAAAGGTTATACAATCATTGGCTTGTGGATCGGGAGCGGGAGTTCCTGCAACCATATTATTCGTACGTTGACGTACCCTCGACCGCCACAAAATACTGTAGCTCCTCGCTTGCTTTCCAGTGACTGATGCCCTTCTTGCTGATTGAGATGCTATAATTCGCGGGAAGAAGCTTCAAATTCTCTGGCTTAAAGACCGCCATGAAAGTTGCCTCGGTCGTGCCAACATCAACGCTATAGATATCATCCGTAGGACGCTTAACGTCAATCGCCTGGAGCATGACCTTGCCATTTGCGCCGACGAAAACAACATCGGGATGACCAAGGATGCCACGAGCCTTAGAGACTTCAGCAAGTTGCTCTTCCGTCACATCAAACTGAACATCGACTGAAGGAAGTTTGATCTCCTTGTTTGGAGGAACAACGATCGAGTCCTTGTCACAGTAAGCGTAAGAAACACGTTTGCCCGAGCCGACGACCTCAAGATTGTTCTCGTAAAGCTTCACTTCCGGCTCCTTGAAGAGCGAAAGAACCGCGAGGAAACGGCTGACATCAAAGAGGGCAAACTCCTTATCAAAAGAGTCCTTCACAACCGCTTTCGCCATCAATGTCTTGGTCGGTGAAATGGTCTGAAGAACATTTCCTACCTTCACCAGAATTGATGGATTGATTGTTGAGAAACTCTTTAGAACTTCAACGGTTTTACTGTCTAATTTCATTATTTAACTCCCATTTTCTTGTAATATACAAATCATACCAAATAAAGTAAAGTTTATTCTTGCAAAAGCTGTCGTTCGTCTTGACCCTCTTCCATAAGCTGAACAAGATTGACCTTGATGCCATCTTGGCCTAGAAAATTCTTCTTATATTGAACGTGAAGATTTTGGGCAATCCAATTCTGGATGCGAGGGTCGTTCATAGCAAAGACAGGGCCAACAGCGAGGATTTCACCAAAGTTGTCAACCAATTCAGGACGGATCTTCATAATCAATTCTCCTTAAAAGAAGTCTTCAAGATTGTTTTTGGGTTCAGCCTTTTGTTCAACAGAATCTGAGAGAGAATCATACCAACCGTCAGCAGAAAATTCGGGTTTGGTCATCATTCCCCAGATCTTATCTATAGTATCGGGATATGTTTTCCTGATAGATGCTCCATTGGTAAGATGGTTATAAATCTGAATCAGCTGAGTTTCGTCAAACTGATTCAGATCTTCTTTCTGATTGACTCTTTTACTATCCGGGCCAAGGTTTACGTGCGTTAGAGGGGTTTCCGAAGAGCGAATTCTTACGGGATCTTGATCCTTATAGAAAGTTATGATGTGCTGTAAAAGCATTTTTCATAATATTCTTTGGTAGATCATCTTCATAATGCTGAATTTCGCCTTTAGACCAAGCACTGTACGCCTGATCCCAATCCTTCGTCGTATAAGTCTTTCTTGGACGCAGATCTGACTTCTTGTCAGGAGTCGGATATGGAGCCGGTACGCCAAAAATTGTCCTGTGAATCTTGTCGTACTGATAATACTTAATCACCTTATCAGCAAACTCGGTCTTACCACCACCAGAACCAGCCGGAGCATCTATTCTTTGGCCGTTTAAATATGTTCCTGGTTTATTATCTTGAATAACTGGCGTTTGATTAAGTTGTGAAGGAGAACCGTACATGACCATCTTTGATGTTGAATTCTTTCTAGTAGAAGCCATCAATTCTTCATAAGCATCCTTGATTTCATAATCGTTTAGTGCCTTGCCCATTTTATACTCCATCTATACTCTAAAGTCAATCAAAATTTAGTCAATCTTGGTAAAGAATTAAACATATTTCTTACCAACTCGGGAACTTTTGCTCTAAGAATATCTTCTGAGAGACTTCCATCATCGCAAGTATATGCGTCCCTACCAAAAAGATCACCAATCTCGTCTAGAAGACCTCTGTAGTAGTCAGAATTATTACTCATATGGACTGCGAGATCTTTCCATGTCAACAAAGCATAGAGTGTTTTCTCAACGATGGAATTGGCAAGATCGGCGTCAAATTCCTTATGAGCATTCTTTGGATCGCACCATGCTCTGGCAACGATCTGTTGAAGAAATTCCTTATCTTCCTTTACTTGTTCGGCTGTGAAATTCATTTCTTTACCTTCTTATCCTTTCCTAGAGCAGCAGGATCTGCCGTTGCTGCGGCACCGATAGAAGCCAATGCGGCCAAAGAACCACCGAAAACATAGCTTCCTGCGTGCTGGAGTTGAATCCAAGGACAAAGCCAAGTCTTCATCCCAACCTTTTGACAATCATAGCAAAACTGATAATCCTCGGAAAGCAAACGACGGCTTGCAGCTGGATTCTCCAAAGCAATCTGCAATTCTGCGGCCAAAGAGTTTACTGCTTCCTTGTTCATATCGCCAGAATTCTGCAAGAATTCAACAATTTGACGAAGCTTCTTTTCGTCACGACCCTTATCGACATCGACACCGAAGAAAGCGCAAATATCACGAGAACCGTCAAAATGTTCTGTGCGGACATGATCCGGACGGTACATCTTCTCTGGATAATTCGCGACGAAGTTCTCCATGGTCTTGCGGCGGATCATCATGAAACCCGTTCCAGCCTCGGAAACTTCTACAGGCTCATTGAGAGGAATGCTTCCACCAACGCTCGCCTTTGGATTGAAAACATAATCACCAACGAACTGGTCTAGAATTCCAGGATTTTGATCTGCGACACCCTTATCAACTGCCTGCTTGATCTTCTCCCAAGAAATGCACTTCTTAGGATAGGGAGCGGCGATGACATCATAAGGACTTTCGTCAGATTGAAGAGCCAACATTGCTAGAACATCCTTGGCATTAAATCCGATATCGGAGTCAATGAACAAGAAATGCGAGCAGTTTGAACGCATGAATTCATCCGCACAATAATTTCTTGCGCGCTGGATGAGACTTTCGTTAAATAGGAAATAAAGCTGTAGCTGGATTCCGTAGTGCGTTGTCATTCCGGTGAGATCTGCTACAGATCGGGCAAACATGCCGTGGCATTGGCCACCATACATTGGGACAGCTAGAAAAATCGAACGCTTCCTAAGTACATCTAATTCAATGTTAATTTCTGGCATTACAACTCCTCAATCAATCAAAACACATTGTTGTTATTATTTAGTCTTTGGTTTTTCATGATCAAGGATACGGTCAGATTTTATTTTGTTGATGAGCAAGATATTGTCATTGTCATCACTAAAGAAATACTTGCAATAAGGGATCATCCAGTCAAGATTCGGAATGATCTCGAAGTTCGCGAAATAGTTCTGATCGTGTGGATTCAAGCTGCGGACGACAACCGACTCTGACTCTTTCGTTGCTGCCTTCGAAAGATCTGCCAAAGCGGTATAGACCCACATTTCATAATTTTCGTTGGAAAGAAACATGACATACCTAAAATCATCAATAGTAAGACCCGTTTCTTCAGCCATTTCTCTTTTCATAGCCCGAAGAGGAGACTCCCCCATCTCGATCTTTCCACCGATGCCGTTATGCTTTCCTTTTTGCCATTCTGGCTTTAGCTTCTGAATCATCAGGACATTTTCAAGTTCCTGATCAAAAACCAAGGCCAGAACATATTGCTTCAATGTTCTACCTGTTATCAATTTCACTTCTTATTGGCTCTCCTAGCCTTTCTAATATGAGAACCGACCTTACGACGACCCTTACGTGGGCGATGTTTCCGTGGCCACGGCATTTCTATCTCCTTTGTTCAATTTCATAACGTCTTGTACGTAAAGCTGGATAATTGCGTAGTGAATGATCTTCAGAAGATCCTTACGATTATATCCTTCTTTTTTACCATAACGACGAGCAAGCTTCATGATATTGCCAATATTGAAACCCGTTCCATGACCGGAATCAATAATGAAATCAGTTGCTTGCGTCTTTTCCTCCCTAGCTCCGTCAGCCTCGGAAATATAATGATATCCTTGATAGGTATCATCGATCCATTTCTTGGCTTCCGCTATATATTTGTCTTCCCCGAAGCGATACTTAATCTCTGTCATACACTATACCTTCTACTCTTGCTACAATTTTGGATTGATCTTCCAAATTATTGTTATCCCATTTCTCAATGTAATCCATCAAAAGGAAATTCTTTACGATGTTCTGAACCTTTGTATTTCTACCAGCAAGCCAAGTTTCGTTTTGATCACTGTTTCTTTCTAGGAAACGCTGCTTCCTGGTTTTTTCCGACGTCTGAAGATAAATCACATAAAGTTGATGATCTTCAGAAAAATGTTCTAGGAACTTTGAATTTGCTAGACGATCACCCTCAAAGAGAATGACTTCCACATCCTTGAAAAGCGTGTTCTTGTCTAGATTATCTAGAAACTCTACCGCATAAGCCTGAACCTGCATGCTCATCTTATCGGTTCCACCAAAGACTTCTCCGTCTTCATACTTTCCTAGAACCATGATTTTCCTATCAGAATTCGTATGAAACGGAACAAGATCAACGGCATCAAAATAACGAAGATTGACGTCTAATTCATCAATCAATCGTTTCATCAAAGTCGATTTGCCTGCTCCCGGCTCGCCTAGTAGACAGACGATTTTCATTTTGTTCTCCTGGGTAAATAATGATACCAAAGAACGACAGTATAGGAGGAAATCTCAACCATACCACCGATCCAAACTAGGATATCATCTGTATATGATAAAAACGTATATGAGTAAAAAAGTAAACAGGAAACCCAAATATTCCAAGCAAGACTGACTGGAACTCCGATGCTTTTACCAGCTTTAAAGGTTTTCCATGCTGTAGGTAGGCAAGCGTAGGCAAATCCGAGATTGCCTAGTGTACCAATTATATTGATGAACATTTACTTCCACCTTGGTTGACCGAGAATAGCACTTGTTTGCCCTGGTTGAATAAGAGCCTCATCACGAACTCTTTCCCAGAGAATTTTCTCGTAGGTCGGTTCAAGGCGGTCTGACTTCCAATAAGCGGAGAAGTAAAGATCTTTCACAACCCTCTGAAGCTTCTCAAATTCATATCTGCCTCTTTTATATCCTTCATGAATACCAAAACACCAGACCACAATATTATTACAAAGCAACGCAAGGAAAAAAACAACAAGTCCAACATCAATCATAGAAACTCTCCAATCCTTTGCTCCAAATCTTGCGGTCAAAAGGATTATCATACTCAGGGAAATCCTTCGACATCATAATGACTTGGCCGGTTTCTCTATACCAATTCTGTTTTTCAGGAACAAGACCCGGATCATTGGGGTTGTCCTCCAACCTCAAATAATCCGGTAGGTAGACTTTCCGCGCCTTCCAGAAATGAGAAAGATCTACTTTCCCGTCCCATCTTGCTTCCGAAAATTTAATTCTATCGTGAAACATGTCGTTATAACAATTTGGATAACGACGGTTCTTTTTATGCCACGATTTGTAGCAGCAGAACGTTGATTCTAGTGTGAAAAAACTAGGATCCTCAACGGCAGAATCAAAAGAGGCTTGCAGCAACTCGTCTCCCGCCTCTGCCATCATCTCAATTTGTTCTGTAGTATATTTTCCCTCGAATCCAGGGTTTAGCTTATCATCATATATCAGAGAGTCCCATCCCATCACTTTACACAGTCCATTACGATGAGAGCGACTCCCCGATATATCATCCAAGAACAAGGAATAACATTCAATGTTCAACCCCATAATTCTTAGATATTCAGTATAAGAAAAGGTTGCAAGCCTCCCGAAAAGATAAAAATCTGTTATCACCTTGTCCCAAACCTTGTTGAAATTTTCGTAGGTGTTTTGGGATTTACTGAGGTCTCCGAAGAAATCAACCTGGGATTTTCCGTCAAGAACTTTGACGTAGTTCTCTATGCATTTCTCCAGCTGATTTTTGACGTAGCGGCGATCCGTATCAATTCCAAGCTTCTCATAATTCTCACGGAACCATTTAGAAAAGCTAGGAGAATTGAGTTCTTTTAATGTTGGAAATCTTTCAAAGATCAACCACGTGCTGATCATGTTCTGCCAGATTCCATTTAGATAAGCAACCGTAAATTTTTGTTCTTGGTCTAGATGGAATACCTCTGAAAAATAGGGCATCAATCCATATACAAATCCTGGATGTCCCTTGTACTTAGAATGAAATTTATAGAAATCCAAAAAAACTTTTCTTCTATATTCAGGAAGTCTATAATCTATCATCTCTTTTCTCTAAAATATTTCGTCATTCCAAACCATTCTTCAAATGTATATCGCGCACCCTTTCCATCATTACATTTCCAACAACAAACAACAACATTTTCTTTTTCATAAATTCCTTTGTTGTTTTTTCTATCTAAATTGGTTCTTTGTTGCTTTCCCCCTTTCGGGAGTAAAGGGTGGTGCCCAATCTATTTCATTATTACAATAAAAACAATTCTTTATATTTACTAGTTCTAAAAATTCTTCATAAGTTAATTTGCAGATTATTGATCGTTCTTTAGAACTTTTTGTTAAATTGTTATACAGGTATTCATAAGGTCTCTTTTGTTTATAGGGTTTTGGTCGTTTATTATATTCCTTTCGCAAACACCCACAACTTTTTGTTGTTCCATATCTTAAAGTTGTTCCTTGTACGTTTGTTGTATTTCCACAATCACATTGACATTTCCACTTAGGAGGATTTTCGGACAACAATTCTAAAACAACCAATCTACCAAATCTTTGATTTTTTATGTCCTTTATGTTCCCATTCATTTTTTACTCGTAGGCATTAATTTCTATACCTATTTAATAAAGGTTTACAATTTGACGCCAATCGGTCATTTTCTTCCTTTTGTTGCATTTTACCGACAGTCACCAGGCAATTCACCGCGATTTGCTTATAGTAATCATCCAAATCGCAATAAAGCTTGGCGATATAATAAGCACTCCAGAAAACTTGTTTCCTGCGTCTCATTTTCTCTTTGAGAAGACTCAAACCCATGTTTTAAACTCCGGCTGTGTAAGCTGCTTCACCAAAGCCTCGTTGTTCATTAAAGCCGACATCCTTGGCGCAGAACCGATGATCCAGAACAATGTCTTATCGTTCATCAAAGCAGCGTTAAGATTCTCGTACATCCATTTGAAGACTTTGGCTTCGTAGCGAGGATGCAATTCTATACCTTCATAGTTACAAGTCTCCGTATCCGCATATTCATAGATCTTGCGCTTCTGAAGATCATGGTAGTGCAAATTATATTTTCCGTCATCATCCTGAAAAAAGTCAAGGATAGAATTGCTCAGTTCCGGATGATCCACGAAATTTCTTTTATAGATCTTTATATCCTTCTTCGTAACCTTTTCGATGATGTCAAGCCGTTCCTCAAAATAATTGATCTTCTGTGGGCCAATTCCGATCAAGTAAACATTTCTCAGATTCTTGGGACGATGCAAGGCCAAACCATAGAGAATTCCGGTAGTAGAATTACATGACCCGGCAGGGATTACGATGTTTTCAATATGGTCTGGAATATTTTCAGCTTGATGAGAAGCAATCCGATGAAATTTCTCAATCTCAGCAGCGGGTTCTTTATGGTGGTCGAGGGAGATAGCATACCCGAGAGGATAAGCATTCTGGAAGCGAAGCTTCATCTCATCCTGAACAGCCTTCTGGATCGCCGGATTGTACGCGATATTGATGATTTTAAACTTGGCACCAAATCGAGCGGCGATTTCTATATTCTCGTGCCTTAGTGCAGATTCAGGAGTCGTACTACCAATGATATGATAAGAAGGAATATTATAATGTTTAGCGGCAACAGCTTGGAAGGAATGTTGCGGAGAATGTAAAGACATGCCGCCGAGAATGGCATCGTGTTTATCTTTAATATACTCATTGAAAATATGAATACCTACTTTGACTTTGTCTCCGTTGATAAAGCCGTAGCCAAGAGGAGCGAAATAATCCCCTCGTTTAAACCATAGCTTTCCTACTTTCTCGACTGGAGTTAGAACTTCTAAATAGTCTTCCCAGTGAATTTCGTCTCTATTCAGACTTATCTGGGGGAAAATCGTACGCATAATTTTTACCATCAAATGTTATAAGAGCGAGCATCCAAGTCGGCTTTTGTTTCCGGCTAAGACCAAAGATTCTCTTGAGTTTATATTTCTGAAAAACTTCTGTCTTCCAGGTCGTTTCTTTTTTGAAATCATCCTTGTATGTGATGATTCCATATTTCTGGTGGAATTGCAGATATCCTTCGTGTTTTGTCTTTCCGAAATGGATCCTCGGAAAATAGTAAGCGAAGAGGCTGACGATGACCGCTGCTACGCAAAGGGCGAAGGTAAAAGCACCAACCCAGGTTACAAACATCCCAATATAATGGTAAAAAATATCTAAGTCAATCATCTTAATCCTAACAACTTCAATTCTTCGTTATTTAATTTTTTCAGAATAGAAGCATAAATTTCTTGCCTATGCTTCCATGATCTATATGACTTCAAGTAAGTTTCTCTTTCTTTACGGTAAAGTTTCTTGAAATCTTCTAGAGGGATTTCTCCGGTGCCTTGACATCTAGGACAGGGAATTCTTCTAGATAATTTATGACCTTCGATTGGATCCCGTTCTTCTCCCGGAGCAACAATCTTCTTTAATCCTGAGCAGTAAGGACAAATGCATTTACCGTGTCCAAATTTCTCTAGGAAATTCTGGAAATTTTTATATTCTTTGTACGGTTTTGGGTTTACTAAAACGATGTTAATCAAAAACCCTCCGATAATGCTGGAACATCAACAAATTCAATATCATAAAATTGCCCAAAGGGCATTAAAAGGCTATATTCAAATTCTAAAGCTGGGCGAACATTCATCAACCATCTACCAAGTTCTTTATAATTTGTCGTATTAATATGCTTGTATCCAGCCTTTCGCAAAGCTTTCATAACGCGATGTAGTCGATCTTCATACAACCCCAAAAACCAAACATGACCAGTATTCAGATGCACGCGAAGACCTGAGCCTGTATTTTTTACTTTGACTGGGAATGCTACGATTTTCATATTTTCTCCAAAACTGCTAGAGGAACTAACTTCTCGTCCATTGTTTCTCTACCGTTTTCATTTCTGTAAACGGTAGGATATCTCACAATACGGGCAACCCTATATCTTCTTTCCAAAACAATAGTTTCTCCAACAGTCAAGGGAAAGAAAAAGCTACCAAAAACCTGCTTACCAGCAATATCTAATTCATATCTAAACTTTTCCATCATATCACTCGCATGAAATTATAAACTGGTCCCCAAACCGAGAGGCACTTCTCGTCGGTAATTCTAGCCCGATGATGATCGGCTTCTACAAGGGTGCCAGGAGCCTTCTGAAGTTTAGCAAGAACCTTACGTTCGATAACAATCACATTGAAATTACGCATAATATAATCTCCTTAAAAGAAATTCTCCAAAGAGTTTTCCACAACTGCTTCCGGATGATATTCCTTCAGCATTGCTTCACCGTTCGGTTGATTCCTCAACCAATCATACCATTCTTTTTCCTCCCACATTCCTTGGGAAATCCCATTCCAAAGATGTCTCTGTAGAGGGTGCTCCTTGTTATAACGACGTTCGTCAACGTATTTTCGTCTCGTTGCCTCATACTCATAAGAGCCGAGATCCAACATAGGTTCACGAAAGTAGGCGACGATAGACAATCTGTCATTATCGTCTCCAATCAATGCCTCATTGGCGTGGATGCCTTCATGATTGTTGACAAGGAGCAAATCTCCAGGTTCCAACTTTACCGCAACGCGATATTCGGGAAGGATGAATTCTGCTCCTTGCCAACCTCTGCCGACAGCACTGATATTAGAAAATCCTGTTGGAAGATCAGAAGCATCTCGGTGGCAAGCTGTTCGCCAGTTATAATTGATTGTAAGGGTCGTAAAGACCGTAGAATCGATGACGAATTTCGGATCCAGCTTATCAGCTGCCTTGCGTTGGTTTGTCCAGCGTTCAGGAAGAAGGTTCCGGAAGCATTGATCAAGCTTCCTCAAATACGGGAATGATTTTTCAAAATCTTCTTTGCTCTTCTCCGTATAAGATGTTGGTCTACCGTACGGATAGCGCGGATATCTATCATAATATCCCGCAATTCCTGACATAGCACCCTGAGCATAATTCGTGACAGAAATATAGCTTTCGATAATGGCTGCATCTTTTCGCTGCTCATTTCTAGAAAGACGCATAACATCATCAACCCAACGATCAAACCACCCAAAATATTTTGTTTCATCCTTCACCAACTTATCGATGACTTTGCTGCGGAGCCAAACTTGTCCTCTGGTGTCCGTAGATTGATCACGATTCTTATACTTGTTCTGAATATCTTGGAGCGTTTGGCCATCATCTAGAACATTATCCGGACGCTGAAGCCACTTTAAGACTTCTCTCTGGTAATCAGTCACCCATTCACGACCGCCACGCTTCTCAGAAATAAGGATTTGGCCTCTTGGGCCAGCAGCATCTCCTCGGTTCTGCGTTTCTTGAGCAGCTTCTTTTAATCCCGCGTAAGCGAGTTCACATTCTTCAGGAGTAAAGATATGCTTGCGGTACTTGAAGATAATGTTTTGTTCAGTTCTGCTGCCATCCAAAGAAGGAGCATAGAAATCACAATCATCCTCAACCAAAATGTCATAGCGTTCTGCTCCTATAAATTGGCCGATAATATCTTCACAGTCGTACTTTTTCTCAGCTTGGATCACTTTTGCGGGCAATCTATCGCATTCTACACAAGTACCGTCAATGTAACTTTTACAGTGTTTTTCAGTCATATTATCCTCATCCAGTAATTTCTACTGTATTTAGGAAATTTCGTAAACCAGAATTATTGATTCGGATAAGAATAATCGTGATAATTGAGATGCATGATCATGCATGAGAGCATCGCACCCGATTTCATGAATTCAGAGATGTTTACGAACATCGGTTCGAGTCCAGCATCTTCACAAGCTTTGGTCAAGAATTCCGTCTTATGCTTCTCGCCTTGATAATGTTCATCACCGATTCTATACTCGAAAAGATTGCTATGAGAAAGAACCATAGAACCTACGCGGCAACTATTTGTTGCACCGTAGTAAGCATCGTCAATAGGAACGTCAACGATCTCTACGTGCTTTTCTAGTTCCTCTAATTCTTGCTTCTCATAAAGGGAAGTGCAAACAAGCACTTTTTGCGTATTCAACGGAAAAACAGAGCAATCTAGATGGTAAAGATATTCATCTACCATCTTCAGGCGGATGATCTTCATATCAAAAGACCGCTCGAACCAATCGTAGGCAAGGGGATTTGTACGCTGGCCATATCCGCCGATATATAGATTGTCACGAACGAATTTGAGATCTGCCTCACCTTCCCAGGTTTCGCTCGGCGTATAGACATTCTTATTGTTCATCGAGAAATATTTGATTCCGATTGGTTGCTCACCCCTACGCGGAGGCGAAAGGAAATTTGAAACAACGATCTTATTTCCCGAAAGATGGGGAAGCATGATGCCAAGATTGGCTACATAAACTTGATCTTGCAAGCCTTCTACAGTGGGAATCAACTTGACCAAAGCGGAGGTAGAAAGAATGAAGTAAAGGTTAAACCACTGAGAAATTGCACGATCAACGTTGACTTCGAGTTCCTTCCTGCTCATCTCATGCATCCAAATATTATTTGGTTCGGTTGTGGCCAGATTATACGGAGCACACATCAAGAACGCTGGAATCTTTAAATCTTGTTCAGTTTTCATTTTGATACCTCAATCAATAAATCTTCTCCAGCTTTAACATGCATCATTTCGTTCTGGAGAAATCTCAACTTGTATTTAGGATCCTCAGGAATGATCAAATCTAGTTGACTCCCCCAACGAATAAATGAGAATCTTTCTCCTTGCAAGAAATACTTGTGCTGGCTGCGAGTGAAATGCGTGATAGAACCGACATCAGCGTCCGCAATTTGCACCATGTAATATTTCAGACCAAGTTCCGGATTCAGAATTCTATTAATAACTCTCTCATTATAAAAAAGATACTGGTAATCGCTCTCTTTGTAATTAATGTTTCCCTTGAAGATGTCCTTTTCCATGAAAATCATCGAGAGATTGTTGGAAAGGATCGGAGCAACATCTTCAAAATGGAGAAACCCAGAAGTCGCCATCCGGTTCACATGAACATCAAACAATGTCATGAAGATCCCGATGACGTAATAATTTCTGTTTTCTAGCCTTTGACCCGGAAGAATATGCTCTAGAGTATAATTCTGCCCTTTGATCTCTACAATCTTTTCTTGTGGTTTGACCACTTTCTGGTTGATGATCACTCCGTCCGCCGGAGCGTAGAATTTCATCGGCTCATAGAAAGTAGGACGGACTTCTTCTCTAAAAAATAATTGGTTATAGACCGTCTTCACATCAATCTTATCATAATGCTTAACGTGTGTTTCGATCCACTCTTCAAGACTCTGGGCCATAATAACTCCAAATAATGGAAAATATATTTGGGTTATTTATTCATAGAGTCGTCCTGTAATAATCTTCACGCATCAATTTGTTAGCCTTCTTAAAAGCCATATCCTTTTTCAGCTTCGAAAGATCATCCATGAAAGTCACTCCCGCGATATGATCATACTCGTGGAGAATGATTCGAGCGGTCAAATCGGTATATTTCTCCGTCTTGACTTCTCCATTCGGGTAAGCATAACGAATCTTAATTGACTTCGGACGCATTTTTTTGATCATAACACCAGGAAAGCTGAGACAACCTTCAGGGAATTCTGCCTTCTCTTCAGAGACGTCAACCATCAAAGGGTTGAACATCACGAGAACAGGGTTAGAAGCCACTGCAAACACGCGATAGGGAATGCCGACCTGTGGTGCAGCTAAACCTAGCGCAGACTTAGCAGCCATTGTCTCGGCCAAATCTTTTGCTAGAAGCACTGGATCCAATGGCGGTTTAGAAAAATCAAATTCCGCCGCCTCTTTGTGTAGAACAGGATCAGTATATTTGACAAGTGTCAAAACAGTCATACTAACTTCTTTCCACCTTGCTTTGCACGGTTCTCTGGTTTGTGATCTTCTCTTGTTTGATTATAAAGCTTCTTTTCAGCTAAAGCAGAAGCAATATCATAACCTTCTTTGGCTGCGAGAAGGAAAATTCGATAGATGGCGTCCGCCAGTTCTACTTCGACGCCTTTTCTGTGAGGAAGATGATGATCCATAAGATCTTTATTATAGGCTTCTAAAGCCTCAGAAAGTTCTGAGTGAATCAAAGCAATCGATTCCCCAAATGTTTTACGGTTGGTGCCTTTAAACACCATTTGTGATTGCGCTTCGATTTTGGCAATCATATCCTGAAAAATGCCGATTTCAATCGCGGTGAAACGAGTTGAATCTAGCGTTCTGTAACTATCAATCCTATAATCCATAAATCACCGCTACTAAAAATAAAATCCCAAATAAAATCAAGGGAATACGTCGTTTAATCCAAACACAAGTGTTTGCTCCAGGGCAATTTCTAACTATACATTCACCAGCACAAGGATGCATTATTCCTTCACTCCTGAAAAATTCTTCTTCTTTTCAACCGTGATCACCTTGTTGAATTTGTCCACCAACTGATCAACCTTATGAGAGATCAAGAAGATGTTCACATCGTCCGGAAGAGATTTCAGGATTTTAATAAAATCGTCAATCCCAGCCGTGTCCAAGGAAGAATCAAAGCATTCATCCAAAAGCAGTAGATTTGAAGAAAAGGAATTGCGCTGTTTGGCAATAGCTCTCCAGCAAAGTAGGATGGCGATGTCGATCCTAAACTTCTCACCTTCACTGAAGGAATAGTACGAGAATTCGTCGCGGTACCTAGACTTGATTGTTTCTTCAAAGGTTTCACTCAATTCAAAATTCACAAAGAAATCCAAAGCTGAAAGATACTTGTTGATCAGCTTGTTCATGATCGGGATATATTTCTTAATAACGCGAGACTTGATCCCAGAATCTTTGAGCAAGAATCCACAAGTATCTAAAACTTCTTTTTCCTCAAGAAGATTATTCTTTATTTCGGTATGATTGTCAAGTTCTTTTTTTGTTTTCTCTATATCTTCTTCGGATTCGTTTTCTACCTTTTGTTTTAATTGACGAATTTCCTGATTTACAGAATAGATCAATTGATTGTTCAAGAAAATTTGGTTGTTGTTTGAAGAGATTTCTTTGTTCAATTTGTCGATTTCGTTATTGACTATAGAAATTTCTTTCAACCGCGTGGAAGCCTCTTCTTGCTGCTTCAAGAGTTCTACCAGACCGTCATCTACTTCTTTGACGTGCTTATTCTTATGTTCAACAGTGGTATTTTTAAAATCTTCGTTAATCTCCTGCTTACAAACAGGGCAGTTACCATTATTCGTAAAGAACTCAATATCTTCCTTCAGTTTAGAAAGCTTTTCGTTCAGCTTACGTTTCAGGGTGTTTAAGGATGAAAGCTTCTTCTCAATCTTCTCCTGATCAGCAATCGTTTCCTTTTTCTCTTTGATCTGCTTATTTCGTTCAGCAATTTCTTTAGAGAAATTTTTAATCAGATCAGCATATTCCTTGATCTTCTCTTGCTTCGCTAGAATCAAAGCGTCATTGTTCTGGGACAGTTTCCTAACGTGTTGTTCATGAACTTCTAACTTCTTCGTGCAGACCTTGATCTCGGTTTCAACATCCGTCATCTTCTTCTTGTTCTGATCAGTGTCAGTTTTTAAAAGGACATTCATCAAAGAAAAAACTTGAATGTCGAGAAGATTTTCAACGATCTCTCTGCGCTTCGTGGCATCAAGAGACATGAACGGAGCGAAATTTGCCTTACCAAGAACGCAGATTTGGAAGAAGGCTTTGTAATTGATCTTGAGGATGCTTTGAAGAGTCTCCTGATATTCGGTCATCGTGCTCGGTTTCGGCATTAGATGTCCGTTCTCATAGATTTCAAAGACTTCAGGGTTGATCCCTCGGCGGACCATATATTCTTTTTTGTTTGCCTCGAACTCAATTTCTACAAGGCAATTCTTTTTGGTGATGCTATTTACTAGCTTGTTCTTGTTAATGTTTCTGAATGCTCTCCCAAATAAAACGAAAGAAATCGCATCAATCAACGCAGATTTACCGTGACCGTTTTTGCCGACGATCAGGGTTGTTTTGTGCGCGTTGAGAACGATTTCAGTGAAGAGGTTTCCGTAACTAAGTAAATTTTTAAAGCGGATTTTCTTGAATATCATACCTTTTCTTCAACGTATGTTTTAGCGCTCTTTGTTGTTCAAAGATCTTTTTCGCGAGCACATTACAATCTTGCCTCTTCACGTAATTTTTTTCAACCATATATTCAGCGCCATTAATATAAATGTTCTGCTGCTCGGCTGTAAGTTCTTCCCATTTCTTGTCCAGGAGACCGTTTCCTAGAATCAATTCTTCGTTATGTTCCATGAATTCCTTCAGATATATCCACCAGACTTCTAATTCACATTGTCCTTTGGTTCTTCTTGAACCTTGCCAAACCTTATCGATAAAGATATCATATCCTTGAATTTCTTTACCCTTTTTAAAAAGTTTGAATTTTACAGACATAAAATCCCCAAATAAATTCCCTGGTGTTCTTCTACACCTTGCCTGCTCCGGGACAGAGCGCCCAGTCTCACGCGATCCTTTAGATCTTACTTACATAGATTCTAAAGACCGACTGGCGGAAGTCTTCCAAGCGACAAGTGTAAGCTTCAATCGCCTTGTTTCATCCGGCTCCCGTATTGGCTCCTGCTGATGGGATCGAACCACCGACATAAGGATTAACAATCCTCCGTTCTACCGCTGAACTAAGCAGGATCGAGCTCTATCGGCTTGAGATACGTCATCATAAATGGGTTGCATCTAGCAAGATACTTCTTAGCCTTCTCTTCAGTAGAGAAGATCTTATCAGTTGGTCCTGCAACATTCCAAACTTGGTAAACGATTTTCTTTTTCATAAAAATCACTTCTCCATATTCAAAGCTTCAACGTAAAGTTTTTGCATCTTCTCTTCGACCTTCTCACGATTCACGTTCATCTCAAGAGAATTAATGTAGTTCTTGATTAAAGTCAACGTGTTTTCTGCACCCTCAATAATATCATCGTCGTCCTGAAGATCTAGATTATAATGATCCTCAGCAACCTGAAGGTCTCCCACATCAGACTTCTCGAGAACATCAATATATTTATCGAACCAAATAGGATTCGTCTTGTTTCTTACTATGACTTTAACGTAACAGCCTGTGAACTCTTCTAAACTCTTGGTTATGACTTCGTTATGCTTCTTGTCTTTATCGTCATAGTATATCTTGTAGAAAATCTTATAAGGGTTCTGAATATAATGCAATTCACGAGTTTCTGTATCAAAGACATGAAACCCTCTCTGATCATTAAAATCCAACCAGTTCATTTGGTATGGTGCGCCGAGATAATGAATATTCCCAACCGAAGATTTATGATGATAGTGACCCGAGCCGACGACCTCAAAATGCTGGAAGGAAATCGGATCCCAACCGTTTTTCAGAAGTGGCAACTCCCGGTACATCTTGAATCCTTGCAATTCTAGATGACCAAAGCAAGCTGGAGCCTGCGTGTTTTTGATCATGTTAAAGGATTGCTCTTCGTTGTCCTTACAAATCCAAGGCATGAGCAGGAGCAACATCCCGCCGAGTTCTATCTCCGTGGGCTTTGAATAAACCTCAAACTCGGAACCATAAAGCTGCGACATGCAGTTTATTTCGTTGGAATCTTTATATGTTGTATCGTGATTCCCGACGATGAACTTGCCCTTGATCCCTCGGTTCCTCATAGGAACGATAAGATTCTTGTGTAGCTGATTCTTCGTCAGATAATTGATATACTTACGACGATCCGCGAGATCACCACAATGAATGATCTCGGTTATTCCATTCTCGTCTAGATAAGGGAAGAACAACTTGTCATAGAATTTGTCGAAGTATTTGTAGAAAAGCTGAGAATCATCCCTTATCCCGAAATGCGTATCCGTCAATAATGCTATTTTCATTGATCAGTTATAACTTATCTCTTCTTGCTCTTGTTGTATTTCGCGAGTTCTTCGTTGATATATGCTTGAACGTTCTCCAAGGTCATCTTGAAATTCTCGCACTGCCAAGGAGCAGCTGAACGATCATTCATTTTCCTGACCATATCGACGATCACGATTGGAATATTTTCTTGTGGCATGATTTTCTCCTAACTTGAATCTAGACTTATACTTGCTAAGTCTATTTAAGTCAAGGCTCTTCGTCTTCCTCAGCAAATAATTCTAGACCGGATTCTACGTTTTTCTTCTTCTTCGTTTCAGCTTCGTTGATTTTGGTCTCGAAGTTCTCAATAATGTTGTTGATATTATCAAAATTGAACTCTGTAGAAGTCAAATCCAAACCTTCTATGTTTCCATATTCCAGGCTGAGATTGATCAGCTGCTTCTCGATGCTCTTGAACTTGATATAAGAATGTTTCTTTTCCTTCTCAAGCCTTCTTCTAAAAGCAAACCATTGAATCTGAGTAAAGTAAGCAAACGGGTTTTTACTTTTAGCTGGATCGAAGTTATGCATGTACATCACGCAGTTTTCGATCGCATCCCCCATCATCTCTTCTTTATAGTGCTGCGAGTAGCCAACGAACCAGCGATGGTTGGTGAGTTTTTTCGCAATCAGCAAAAAGCATTCTCCGATATAGTTCGGAATCTGCGGTAACGGTTTATCGTTTTCTCTTGCCTCTTTCAATCGCCTCTTGTAGTCTATCATGTACTCTAGAAATTTTTCGTTATTGATATAATTCTGCTTACTTTCCATTTCATCCTTGTTATATTTTTACACACGAAATCATACTAAACTTCAACATTAAAAAAATTTAATTTTCAAAAATCACGAATTCTGGATTCTCGAGACCTATATAGTAATGTCTTTGTGACAGTGATGATATACATAGTCACATTAATCATTAATTAATATTGGAGACTTCGTCTCCAGATCCCGAAGGGATCTCTTTAAAGATTTATTATAATCATTATATATCGATTCGAGATTCGAATCTACAACAATAAAATATCTCACATTTCTTCTGTTAAAACTTACAGATCTAAAATTGTTTATGATTCCGCTATGGAAATCTAAAACCATTCCTCTTGTAGATGTTGCCATCGTACAAGGAATAGGATCTTTCAAAACTACATAGAATTGAGTTTCTTCTACAAGAACACCGATAACATCAGAAACGTCGCTTAGCTTCAAATATACAATTCTTTCTTTATGCATCTTCTATCCTTTCAATGCTACGTTATACATTTTCACAGGGAACTTTTGTTGAGCATAAATCTTTACTCGCTCTTCAAAATGTTCTAAAGTGATATTTTTTCTCTTCTTCCAAGAAATATCATCAGTTATATCAAACAGGGTGAAATTCACCTTGTCCTCTGATTTTCTCAACCCACGACCAATCGATTGAAGAACAACCACAGCCGACTTGGCTGGATAGGTAAAGATCATGTTATGGATCTTCTTTATGTTCGTTCCTTCTTGAAAGACGCCGAGGGAAGCACAGAGAATGGAGTCAATTTCCTTCTCAATGATGTGTCTTACTTCTTCCCTATATTCGATTGATGATTGTCCGTCAATATAATAGACATTCCCTTTAGAATCCTTCTTTATCATCTCATAAAGGATTTTCCCTTGTGTCTCAATCCTTCTGAAAGCAAGGAAGGTATTTCCCTTTAATGACAAGGCAAGGTTCTTAATGAACTTGTTTCTGGGTTCATATCCCAACAGAAAGTCTATCTCTTCTTGATAAGTATATGGTTTTGTTACTTTTTTACCGTCAACCTCAACCTTCCTCTTATTTATCATCTGCTTTATAGAATCTGGATATTGAAGGACGATGGCCTTGATCTTGATTGGAGAAATATGATCCTTTTCAATCAATTCAGAAGTGGTGGCGACGGTCTTGACTGGACCAAACAATCCTTCAAGGACAAGCTTGTGAATGGTCTCGGATTTCAATGTACCTGTAAAGCCGAAACGGAATTCTGCATTCTCACATTTCTCTAAAATATCCGTCAATGACTTTGCAGTTGCGAGATGGACTTCGTCACAAATCACCAGTTCAAATTGAGCAAAGTAGTTCTTCTTCATTTTGAAGAGTGATTGCCAAGTAGAGATATAGATGTTCTTGGTGTCATCGTCTTTGTCTTGCTCGGCGTAGATCTTGTGGATTTTCTTCTCATCAAAACCATAATCTTTGAAATCCGAGGCAAGTTGATTTACCAGACCAACCTTGGGAACCAAAATTAGTGTTTTCAAATTAAAGAATCTGGTTATAATATAGATGATGAAGGACTTACCGCTCGCTGTAGGGGACAAAAGAAGCAATCGTTTATTTCGGATTGCTGATATGACCGCTTTGGCTTGGTAGTCGCGAATTTTATATTCTTCTGGAAGATGGAGAGATTTGATAAATTCTACAGCTTCTACGACTGAGAATTCTAGGTTAGAAAAGTCTCCGACGAACTCAATACTATACCCACGTTCTTGAGCAAAATGTTCAACTTTTCTGCGCAATCCTGCGTAGATTAAGCCGGTAAACATATTGAATAGAGATATATCCCCATTCCATTTTTTGAAGCGAGCAGCTGGAGTGAATTGCCAGCCAGGAGCCTTGAAAGTAAAATATTCTTTCAGTTCCTGAGAAATTGAAATATCGCAGGTAATTCTTATATAGACATTGTCGAATTTTTCAATAACTAGATCTGTCATGCTCCACTTTGAAATTTAGCCCAATCGATAGAATTTTTGATTGTTGTGTTTCGGAACTGAATTACTCCTAAGATAGAGAGCAAAAATGCCACCTTTTCTTCTTGATGAGAAATCTTTAGACCAGCTTGAATCAAATCAGTATCAGCTTCTAGATACCTTGATACTTCATTTTTCAGAATCTTACCGCAAGCTGGAAGACGCCATTCTTTTGGTGTTTCCTCATTCGGACCCTGCGTGTAAAACTCCCACTTCTGGAATTCTAGAGTCTTGAAATCGCTCCTAAGCTTTTGTAATAGAAGCTTTTCTCGCAAGTATATCTGATAATATTTATTATGCAGCTTTGG